CACAGGCATTTTAAAGAAAAACGAGATTGAGGTTAGCGGCGCTACTGTTATCAAGGTCAATACAGCGCTGCCCGACGATTCCGATGAATTCCTGACTATGTTTGTCGATCCAGATTCCGTAGAAATGAAAAACGAACAATTATTCGAGCGACGTATATTGGGTCTCACCTCTTATTTCCCGAGTTCCAACGATAAGTTGTTGCCGTCGTTTGTGAGAACGGCAGATGGCGATAAGATTCATATAGTAAAATCGGAGATGAGTGATTATCAATTCAGCGCGTATGAAAAGATCCGAAAAGAAGAGGCTGACCGCGAAAAGGCGGCGAAAAAACGCAAGGGGAAGGGCGACGACTTATATCAAGCATCTTCGTCATACCGCGTTCGGTCGAGAACCTGCTGTAATTTTGCGTTTCCGGACCCTCCTGGGCGTCCGCTCCCAGATAAGGGCGACTACAACGAAACTGACATCGACGGCGTAAGTTTGAAAGACGCGAATGACGACGACACGGAAGACCTCAAAGATACGCCAGTCGATTATGGCCAGCGCATCCAATTGGCGCTCAAATATCTGAAAGATAATTCGGATGCGTATTTCACACCCGAAAACCTGGTCAAATACAGTCCCAAATTCGCCAATATCCTCGAGAACGTTACCGATAAGGATAATGCCGGATTACATTTAATTTACAGTCAGTTCTATACTATAGAGGGTATTGGGATACTGAAATTGATGCTGGAGGGAAACGGGTTCTCGCAATTCAAGATTTCCAAGAAATCCGGCGACGTATGGGAAGTCGAAAACCCGACAGATGATAAGCCCAAATTTTTATTATATACGGGCAGCGAAAGCATCGAAGAGAAGGAAATCCTACGTAATATTTATAATAGTCAATGGGATTTCGTGCCGGCATCAATATCGAATGAATTGAAGAAGCGGTCACCGAATAATTTCATGGGAGATATAGTGAAGATTATGATGATTACCGCGTCTGGTGCAGAGGGTATCAATTTGAAAAATACGCGGTTTGTTCATATAGTGGAGCCATATTGGCACATGGTGCGTATAGACCAGGTAATTGGCCGCGCGCGGCGCATCTGTAGTCACCAGGACCTACCCGAGGAACTGAGAACGGTAAAGGTGTTCTTGTATTTGGCCACTCTGAGTGAGAAACAGAAAACGAACGAAGATAATAAAGAGTTGATCATTCGTGATGTCAGTAAGCTGAATAAGAATCTCCCGATAACCACCGACGAGACCTTGTTCGAGAACTCGCAAATAAAGGATAACATAAATCAACAGATATTGAGGTGCGTCAAGCAGAGCTCGATCGATTGTAGTTTATATAAGAAAGTCGGAAAGGAGCATCTTATATGCTATGGTCATGATAAATCTAAGATTAAGTCAAATGATTTTAGTTCTCATCCGGATATTGAAATCGATCAACACATGAAGCCCGAAATTAATTTGGTAGAAAAGAAGATCAAATTATATAAGATTACATTTAATAAGGTCGATTACGCACACGACAGGGATACGGATATCATTTATGATATGGAGAGTTATAAGACACAGGGCGCGGAACTACTGGAGGTTGGTAAATTGGTCGATAAGGATGGAAAAAAAACGATTGAGTTTACTGATAAATAACTACAATAATACAATATAGATACAATTATTATAATATATAAATGAAGCGACGCTCATATTCATATGACGTAGATACTGAAAGTGACAAAGATGAAGTGGCAGATGAAGTGGCAGATGAAGTGGCAGATGACGTAGATACTGAAAGTGACAAAGATGAAGTGGCAGATAATGGGTCTGATAATGACAATACAGACGGTAATAATGACAATACAGACTGTAATAATGACAATACAGACTGTAATAATGACGAGGCGAACGGTGACAACGACAATTTTGGGTTAAACGCGGTAGATTACGAACCGCGAGTAACACTCTGTGACATGATTACCGACCTCGATGATTGCGAGGCTGGCACTGCATTTCTAAATGTCCTCGAGGCATATATTATATTCATGATCGCGCTATATTTGTTTTTCGTAATTTCCTAAAATGTAAATGCGAGAATTCTATATAAACACTTCCCGTGATATAACGCAATGGACAAACGGGTACTGGAAATACAAAGTGTACAAGTTTCCCCTATCCGTAATATGATCACGGCATTGAAGGACGTGCTTACGGATGCATCAATTACATTTACGAAGCAGGGCATGAAGATCATAAACTTTGACAAGACGCACACGATACTTGTAAATGTCAATCTACACGCGAACCGATTTGAGCAATATAGGTGCGACCCCGATAAGATTATCGTGTGCGCAAATACCCTACATCTATTCAAGGTCATTTCGACCATGTCAAATGACGATACCCTTACTATTTATATCGACCAAGCGGATTATCACGATGGAGTGGTTTCGCATCTAGGTCTTCAATATGACAATGGCGATATTAAGCAGCGATATACGCAGAAGCTGCGCCTGATTGAGCCCGATACTGAGGAGCTCGTTGTTCCTGATGTGGAATATTCGACCGTTATCAATATGCCAACGACGGATTTCCAGAAGATTATCCGCGATTTGACGGGTATTTCCGACCGAATCGAAATCAAGTCAGTTGGTAATGATTTGATTTTTTCGTGTGAGGGCGATTTCGCAAGTTCGCGCATTTTCCGGTCAGAGTCGGATGGTTATATGGAATTTATTAATAAGCCGGATGCGTCGGTGGTGGTTCAAGGCGAGTTCTCTCTAAAGAGTCTGAGCCATTTTATCAAGTGTACTCCACTATGTAGTCACTTGGAACTATATCTGGGAAATGACTTGCCACTGATTGTCAAGTATGATGTCGCGAGTCTAGGTGAGATTCGCATGTGCTTAGCGGACCTACCCGCGGCATAACCAGTGGAGTGGTTCCGGGAAATATTTATCGAGTAGTGTGTCATAATAGTAGCGGATATCATCGGTAAGCACAAAATCCGAGTCTTGTTTGGAATATAAATCGTATTTGTTGAATGCTATAACGTCTTTCTTCAATTGCTCGTCTGTCTCGTCTTCAAAATGTCCATAATCCCCGCCCGTATGCCACGGGTAAAATGAATGAAATCGAATTATCTTCTGATATTTAGATGATAATCCACAGTTATTTGATTGTAAAACTTTATATAGATATTCATCATGACCGAATGAAAGAGTCAGGTTTTGAATTCCACACCCAGATGTGTAAATTCCCAATTTAGTGCTATAAACGGGATGTTCGAAGTCAGGGTTCTCCCGCATTGTTTCATAATAGACAATTGATTCGGGGAAGGCGCATCCGACGGCATATGTATCGCCGACAACTGCCCAACTCGGCTCCCCGAAATAGAAGAGAACTTTACCTAAATCGTGTATGAGAGCAGCTACTTGCAATTCCTCGTCATACGGATGCTCTTTACGCGCTCGCTCGGCGGTCTGGTAGGCGTGAACCGAGTTTTCGGATGACGTGTCCGGGTCACTAGGGTCGACGAAATCGTCCATCATCGCGAGCGCCTTTTTCATGGTCATGATTTCGAAACACGAATACTCGCGGACCTTACCAACGACATAGTCATACGTTTGGTTTGCGTGTTGTTCTTTATAGAATCGATGCTGGGGCGTGTCAATGTCATAGACTCTCAGTTCCTTGCTCATTGTATATATACAAAGCATAAATCTTTTGTATCTATATATATTCAAAATAACATGTTTATTAATTCGGATACGTAATCGAGTATAACGGCATGTGAAATAGTGATTCCATTCACGTGTTTGTTATAGGTATCTCCCTGCTGGAGCATTATCAAAATATACATATATACGAATATGTCCATGCGAACCAGGAACTCCTGTAAATCCGCCAGCAGAACCGGATGTATCACCAGCTCCTCCAGCGCCTCCGCCACCTTTTGTCATTCCGTCTGCTACTATTGGTGCTTTGAAAGTAGACATGGATTGGTTCTCACTTCCGGTTCCTGTCTCACCAACACCAGTAACAGCATCTACGTTGTAAGAAGTGAAACCGGTTGCAATTCGAGAAAATTGTACAGGCGCTCCACCAGCGCCGCCAGTATTTGTAGAATTTCCTGCTCCAGAATTTCCATCAGTCTTTGCGTTTGGGTCTGTTGCGACGATATTGGTCGTACCAATAGCGGCGGCGACGACGCTCTTAGTAAATCCAGTACCGCCCGCGCCATCATTAACTTTGGATGTCGCTCCCTCAGAAGAATTCGCGACTCTTCCTTTCTTTCCCCCGGCTCCTCCATTCGCAAAATATTTATACAAACCATAACTGAATGTTGTGTCACCGCCGACAGAACCGTAGCCGCCTGTTGTAGCGTTGCTTGAATGTGTGCTGTCAGACCCTCCGCCAAGTCCTGGCGCACCACCCGTTCCTGTGTAGAAACTATAGGTGAGTGTGCTTACCGGAAGACCAAATCCAATACATTGACCACTGCCGCCTCCGCCAGCTCCGCGTCCATCAGAGCCAGCCCCATCCTGGTATGCGCCGCCTCCGCCGCCGCCACCAGCGCCCCACATAATCACATATAAACCAGTAGCAGTTGATGGAATAGATTGACCAGTCAGGGTCAACGCGGCACCGGCAGAATCATAAAGAAGGCGCGGGCTCTTATTTGCTAATATGTCAACGCCGTCAACCTTATATCCCAATATATTCTCGCTCATCAGAGAAGAATTAGAGTGAAACATGGGAGTACAACCAATAACAATACTATTGGTACCTATTGTATATTGACTTATAGTTGTGTCGCTCGTAGCAGTTGTGACGTTCGAAGGTTTATCATAACGGTCAGAAAATGGATGTATGGTAGTGTTATATTTATACTCGACGTTAGTGTCAGTTGCAACTACCATTTACATAAACGCAGAAAAAATTGTAAATCTTCAAGGGCGTATATAATCAACCATACATCGACAAATATTGCCGGCATTACTAAAATTCGGGCGCATGCGTCTTGAATAAGCACCCCTGCTTTTGTAGATTTGGGATATCAATGATACTATTCGGGTCCTGAAGGCTACAACTATCCAACCAGATTTTGATAATACAGAAACTACGCTTGGGTGAAATAGTGATTCCATTCACATGCTTGTTATTCTCTTTGTCTACAAAGAGCGTCTCGCCACAAAGCCCATAAAATAGCGCCTTCCACACCTCTGGGACTTGCTTGTTAATAACCTTGAATGAAAAACATCCGCCACTGCGGTTCTTGGGGTCCTCCCACATAGGAGTGATTCCCGTTCGCATCGCAAACAGCATCGAATACTTCACGACATTTGCCGGAAGACTCTCGTTGATTGCGATGGTTTCCTCTACTGTGCCGATCTTGCTCATAATCGATTTATAACTAGACAAATCCCAGTTCTTATCGTGTGGTAAATGGTAATACAAATCCCATTTACCAATCAGTTGGCGTTGGGTTGAAACGCTCATTGTCTCCCGTATATTATATATAGAAAATGCTTTTAAACCCTTATGTGTTCACTTTAATTTCATACCCGGTTTTGCTAATCGTCACATATTGATCGCATTTCAATTCTAGTATCTTTATTTTGGAATCCATTAGAACCAGTTTATAGTTATCGTCGAATACAAATGGCTCTGCTTGATACTCTAAATACCGGCGCAAAAACTGTTTCGATAGGATTTCGTTTCCTTCTACATATACCGATACGCTCAGTTCGATTTGGATCTTGTCTTCCATTGCCGGGTGCGAATATTCGATACTCAGAAAATGTATGGGCGTTCTCATTTTTGATAGGTGTAAATCGCCTTGGCGCTTGTCCGTTATAACCCGCGTCAAAAATAATGGGCCCGCTCGCATAGACACCAGGCAATCGTATTGCGGCATGTTCTCAATAATACGATTATAGTATATTAGAGGGTCTTCATCGTAATCGAGTTCCCTTAAAATTTCGTTATAATTCTTACCGAGCGTACAGACAATCGACAGATAATCATATGGCGGTTCGATCCGATAATGGCAAAACCATTGACGAGTCACATGCGCGCCGTTCTGTATAGAGTCCAGCGCCCGTCGGAACACGGGGACGTTTTCACGTAAATAGTTGAAGGCTTTCGTAACGTTCATATTAAAAATCACATAACATCTGATTATAAATAATCCGAATGTGACGATCCATTCACTATACATGTGTTATATTCGCAAATAATCTTTATATACACTCTTGAAGATTTAAAATAGGACGATTTATCGCCGACAAAATAAAAAATCAAGTGCGGTCAGACATCAACGAATGTGGCGCACATGTATGAACCGGGCGTAGGTTCTCCGAAACGTCGCAAGTCTATGTCAATAAGTTTGATATAGATCGTTGTTAGTCGATTGGTGTTTAGGAGAACAGTAATTGTTTAGGAATTGGCAAATATCCATGATCCGGTGCGTATGAATCTGATTTACTAAAATATATCTTCACATACTATATACAACATGAAGTGGCTTGCTTTTCTAGGAAAACATTACAGGGAGCAGAAGAAGACGAGTCCGGACTACAAGTATAAGCAGGCGATGAAGGACGCGGTTAAGCCGTATCGCAAGCACCTTTCAGGCGGCGTGGACCCCGTGTCCGAGGTCACGGATCAGGTTCAGCTTTCGGGTGCGGGCACGGACAAGCCTTCGGATTCGACTTCGCCGGTCACGCCTTTGGTTTCGGGTGCGGGCACGGACAAGCCTTCGGATTCGACTTCGCCGGTCACGCCTTTGGTTTCGGGTGCGGGTGCGGGTGCGGGTGCGGGTGCGGGTGCGGGTGCGGCTTTGGATCCGAATACGAAAGGCGGAAGGCGAAGGTCCAGGAAGGGAAGACGCTCCGCAAAGCGTAGTCGCACTTCCAAGAGGCGTTAAAATGTCTTTATAAGTATATAATGAGTTCAAGTCAACCAAACCGTGATGGTTCAAGAAGTTTAGGCCGATCGAAAAGCAGGAGGCGCTCAACTAGCTCATATCACGACCCTGCTATATGCGGCGATAATTTCCATAAACTAGCTAAAACCATACAATCTTTAATTCGACAGAATAGTTTTGCACCTGCGCTTCAACAACTTAGGCGATGTATTGCGGCGCGAATAAAATCAAGCGAATCCCGTGAAGGAGGCGGCGACACAGGGCACAAACACGCACTTTATGCGGTTAGACAATTATTACAGCAAGTTCTAGAAATTGGCGGACATAATTTAGATTATATAACATTGGCTGGAATACAAATAGAATTTATTGACACTGATAGACAATACAATTTTTATATACATGTGCCGCTCCAGCCTCAATCTCAACCTCAGACCCAGCCTCAACAGACCCCGCGAGGCAGACAAACGCAACTAGGCGGATCGAACAAACGCCGCAAAACCAAGAAAAACAGGAAATAACACATTATTTGAATATATACAATTCAAATAATAATACGCGCTCTAAATATCGAGTGAAATCACATTCTTGTCCGACTTGTTCTTACGCCGAGCCGATTTCTTCGGCATATTTGCGCCATTCATGTCCTTTAGACTCGAAACGCTGATCATGGAATCATCGTCATTCTCGATATTCATAGTCTTCGTCTTCAGGCCCGATAGGATATTAGTGATATCGACATTTTTGGGACCCGACATCTCCGGACGAGTCGACCTCTGTTGAGATTCGTTTGCGCTAGCAGCGCTATTCAAATCCACGCCTTGTTCGCGGAACATCGCCCCACGACCCGCATTCAAATCGGGGCGTCCAGGCGTCTGGGTGTATTGCATAGCCGGCTTCTGGTAGGTTCTCGGATCAACCGGCTGCGGCGGAGGATTACTCGGTCTCTGCTGGTTATTCAGTAGCTCACTCGCGAACGCCATTCCCGGCGCGGATTGCTTCATCGAATCGACAGTGGCGTTTGTGAACATGCGCATGAGCTCCGGCGACTGCTTGATGACATCATTGAATCCGGGCGCGGCAGTAGATAGTGCCTTATTACTGAAATGGACGACGCTCGCACTGAACCCCAATCGCAACAACAAACTGAGCTCCGGGCTCATCTTTCCGCCCTTATACTTCTCATGAAGCTGCTCGAAAATCTCGCCGTAACTATCAATGTCCTCGCTGATGGACTCGCCCCACCCATCGAGCGAAACGCCAAACGGGTCAAACATCGAATTCCCATACTCGATCGTGTTCACCATCGTAACCAACCAATTCTGTTGAATCTTGACGGAATCGCGCTTTCGCTTGTCCTCCAGCGCGCCCTCATGCTCATCCTCGATTTCTTCATAACTGGAATCCATCGTAAGACGCGACATGCTCTTAATGATACCCTTCTCATACCAATTCTCTAGATTCTTCAACATGGCGCGCTTCTTGCGGCGCTTTTCTCTATCGGGCATTCCAGCGGACCGATTCGTATCATCCCCGCCGGTGGGGATCTCGTTAAGCTTAGAGAACCCATCCCAAGTTTTAGTATTTCCAATACCTTCAACCGTCGCTTGACCTAGCTTCGGTTCAGAAACGGGTTCCGATGCCGAAGCAAATCCAAAAAGACTAGAACCAAATCCGCCAATGCTTTTGCTTTGCGGCGCTGGTGCGGATGTATTCATAGAGGACAATTCATTCAGCTCATTCTCTAACTTATCCAATTCGCCTAAATCAATTCGAGTGGAAGACGAACTGCTCTTATTTTTCTCATTCATGAGGAGTTCGATACCAGAACCAAAATTGGAACTGGCTCCACCAATGTTTATAGAAATCGGATCTAGTTCGGATAGCTCGATTACCTCCATTTTATTATTATGTTACAAAAATTATGTTTAAGTTCTACGCGTTCAAATCAATATATAAGCGCGTTCTACATGTAGCGTTCAAATCAATATATTGTTACGTTTCATATACCAAATCCCCTGTAAGAAGCAATCGGCAAGATCATCCTTCTTCTTTGTATCCAGAACATGCTTCCACTCAGAAAATTTTTCCATATCCAATAACTTTGCGCAATGGAATACTGCGTCCTTCTTGTGTTTTGCATACTCGGAACCAGCTTCACTATTTTGCGTTTCAAATCCCTTTAGTTTGCCGGCCGACGACAAGAATTCGATGGTCGTAGCGCCATGTGTCATAATGAAATATTGTGCTATCATACCCTGAACCGTCTTCATCCTCGTAGCAATTGGTGATATTTGGTTCTCTATTACCACATGGGTCGCTGTATCAAAGTGCTCGATTTTCGCAAACTCGGTCTTCATGTTTCGTCCTATGCTGACCAAGTCCAACTCACCCGCACCCATCGTCCTCGCGTCGATCTTGCGTAACATTTGTGCGCTAACTTTCTCTAAAATAACAGGCTTCAAGTCGGAAGGAAGCACTGAGGTAACATTATTGTCGATCGCATATTGTCGCAAATCTCCAACCTTCATGCTTTTGAGAGAACCTGGCATGATAAACCCACTGGTTTTCGAATGAACCTGACAAAATAGTTGTTCGCCATTTGCATTCATGTACCTAGCCTTTTTATTACAAGCAATTCCCTTTTTACCAAAACATGAGCAAATGCCAACCGGGGCTTCGGCATTCATAAGATTGACTACATTCCAATCCAATATAGCATTTGACGCGTCGAACACGCAATACGCTAAATTCTTAATACCAACGTCGATACTAACCAACTTCATAAATATAGAATTATATCCATTTGCTCTATATTTATTTTAACGTTTTACTATATTCCTTTGACGCGTAGCCACGTATTACATCGGCTTTCGCTGTCATGTATTTCCTATAGTCGGCATTTGTCTTGATGTTATTCACCTTGACCAACTTAGTGTTATCGAAATCCAATGGCTGAGCGGGTTTGCCATCATATGGAGTCATAGTTTTATATATGTCCATATTATTTTTTAGATAGCATCTTTACTAATTCGAGCTTATTCAATTTACTGGCATCACCACACAATCCTTTAGATATAGTTAGGGCTCTCAACTCGGCAACCGGCATCTTCTTGAGCGCATTGATATCGTTTTCTGAGACGATCTCAGCAGAAGGAGATTCCATCTTTAATACTTTGATTTTGTCCGATTCATCTTCTTTAAGTTCTACTATGTCCGATTCAGTGTCTGAATCGGACGAGTTATCTTCCACAGGTTCCTGGATAGTGTCAATTGTGTTCATCTCGCCGATTTCGATAACCTTGATTCTGTCATCTTCCTCTTCGCTCTCATCCTCATCCTCATCCTCATCCTCATCCTCGTCATCATCCTCGTCCTCATCCTCATCCTCATCCTCCTTTTCGACCTCGCGATCGCTACGTGTACCTCCACTACTTAATACCGCGCCGACCTGAGTCGGCGCAACTAATCGACTTTTTAGCGACGTCAATTCTTTCGCAAGATTCTGAACAATGTCAAACATTGTATCACTCTTTTGCTCAACTGTAGCAATTCGCTGTTTAAAATGATAAACCAACAATACGATCAATATAAATACAATCCCTAAACTAAGGAAAAAAAACGACTCGATCATTCCAAAAGCGCTCATAGTTTTACTATAGAGGAATATTTAAATGGTATACTTCCAAACGAATAAGAATAAATATATAATAAATATATAATGGACAATCCGCAAATTCAATACCAGCAAGTTCCTCAGTCAGATTCATTTAGCAATAAAAACCTGATCATTTTAATGTTAGTAGTATTACTGACATTGTCATTCGTAGGTATTAACGTGCTTGACGTTGTTAGTAATATTATAAAGGCGATAATTTCCATATTTGGACCACTAGTCAAGCATTTCCTATCCGCGATCGGCTATACAACTGGAACAGTTATCAATAAAACCGCGGACGTAGTTTCAGATACAGCGAAGGCAGGAATTGATATTGCCGAGGGAACTGTTCAAGATGTAGGAAATCTAATGATAAAAGCCAGCGCCGGGGGCGTAGATGCCGACGCGAAGAAAAATTTGAACGCCGTTATCAATAATTCGAAACATGCGAATGCTGATCCGGACCCCGATTCCACGGAAAATCCGATCCAGAAACCTATCGCCAGCGGAAAGGGAGGATGGTGTTTAGTCGGCGAATATAAAAACAAGAGAGGATGTGTCGAAGTGTCGGAGTCGGGCAAGTGCATGTCAGAGCGTGTATTCCCTACGCAAAAGATGTGCTTAAATCCGGCGCAAGGAGCATAAAGATTATCGATTATTATTATAATAGTAATAATGGATAGACAAATACCATCGTCCGCGTTTCTACACATCGGACAAGGCTTAATCATAATTGAAGAACCAAAAGCATTCGTAATAAGAGAACCACTATATGTAAATGTTATAGATGACGACGTGTCAGCATATGACATATTGCGCGAATGGGCGAGCATATT